TAACTACACCAGAATCACCAGTAATACCAAAGTTACGGATACGTTGCTTCATATAAGCATCAAGATCTTTCCAGTTTTGGATCTTATTGCTCATAGAGAAAGCTTCAACCAAAGCACGTGCCAGCTCATCACTATCAGACTCTTGTGCCATCTCCATGAACATATTGACAGCAGCTTCCGATTCAGCACGGAAACCTTCAACACGTTCGTTCAAAGCAGCTTGTGCCTTTGGACCTTGCAGCTTACGGAACTCAGTAGAGATCAAATAACGAGAACGCTTAACGTTAGTAAGACCAACGATCAAACGTTCAGCAATGGTCTTCATCGGACCATCGGTATCCATCACATCAGCAATGTCAAAGATCTCTCGGCTAGCAATACCAAGGTCACGCAGTTGAGAGAACAATGAAGCATTAACAAGGTCAGCTGCAACCACGTTCTTCATTGACCACGCTTCAGTACCACCAAAGCGGTCTTGAACATCATCAAGGAATGGTTTCCAGAAGTCTTCAGGATCAGTAGAGGTAGCATCACGACCAATGGTTTCTTGCATCCGCTCAAAAGCGTAGCCATAAACCTCTTTGAAGGTCATCTTATTCTTTGCAACCTCAGCCTTCATCTCTTGATAACGGCTATCAGTCAGAAGCTCTTTAGCAAGACGATCCAACTCAGCTTCAGTCATACCAGATTCAGTTGCCATTCGATAGGCTTGAACTGGCGTAAACATGGAATCAGTAGAACCAGCACCAGGAATATCCCACTGGTCATTGAGACGTTTGGCTTGTTCAGCACCGTCAAAAGCAGACTTAGCACGGGAGCTAGGAGAACCCTGCCAAGGATCAGCCATATCACGGTTAGTATAGGCACTGAAGCTACCTTTTTCAAGGTCTGCCTTTTGATCATCAAGATTCTGTTTAATGGTGTTAAACCGCTCTTGCAGTGCATCACGATCCGCACCTTCAAGCATTTCACCAATCTTTTTTTCAATCTGTTGAAGACGTGCTTCACCTTGAAGGATTTCTCCACGAGTTTCTGCGTAGTTAACCGCCTTAGCTTGTGATTCAGCTTCAGTAGCTTCATCTATCTGCCGTGTGATGTCAGCCTTACGCTCAGTGTCAAGGGTTTCACCGCCTTCAAACTTACGAAGCACTGAACCAACAAGAACGTCAGCTGCAATGCCTTCAAAAGCATTCTTAAAAGTCTTCAACCAAGGATGGTCAGAGTCTTTAGTAGCAAGGAATCCAATACCACGATTGAGGAACTCACCCATATAAGGGACACGTTCAACAATTTTAGATTCGTAGACCTCTTGAGACAAGTTACCTTCTTGAGAAGTAGAGGAAACAATGTCACTAGCAAAGCCAACACCGATGTCTGCTGCAACACCACCACCAGCAACTTTAGCACCAACACCAGGGATGGACTTCACTCCACCGGCTAGACCAGTGAAGTGAACACCCATTTCCATTAGTTTGCCCCACCAAGTCTTAAGACCAGGGTCATAATCAGACAATTCCAGAGGATCAAACCCAGGACGGTATTTACCAGTCTCTTTGATTTCCCGCTGCATAGCGCCAGTAGACATGTCAACGACACGCTCAGGCAAGGTCATAATAGATGACCAAGTTTTAGCAGTACCACCTTTAATGGCATCAAAGAGTTCAAGGGTATTTTCCGAAAGACCGTATTGACTTGGTTGCATACTGCGTTTAGCAGCTCGCATTTCATTAATACGTGCTTGTGCCTTTTGCTCAAGAGTCAGATTACTCTCAGCAATAAGATCAGGATCTGCCTTACCTTCTTCTAAAGTGCGACGCCAAGCAGGCATTGCAGCTTTTTCTTTTTCATATTCCTTAGCTGCTTTCTTTTTCTGTTCTTCATCAAGTTCAGGTTGAGGAGTAGGTTTCTCTAATGCAGCTTCTTCCTCTTGGTTAATACGATCCGTCAGGTTTCCAAGGTTGAGAGCTGAATCAATCTGAACTTTTGACGGATCAAAACTGCTATAAGTCATAGGAGTGATCTAGCTTGGTTAATAAGTGCTTTTTCTTCAGCCGTAGCATAAGTGGCAGGGCCAACCCACTGCCCAAGGCCACCACTTTTCAAAAGAGAAAGAAATAGTTGGTCTTGAAGAGCGGGAGTGAATTTTTGATCACGTGAAATACCAAGACGCTGTACAAGACCTTTTAGGGTAGGTCCAATAAATTGATAACGTCCAACAGCATGAAGCTTACCTTTCTTAACCCAATCAGTATTACTCATTCTGGTTTTACCAGGATCAGCTTGAAGATCCATGATCTCACCAACAGTCATATCAGTAAGAGCACGTCCACCGTGTTGAGGCATATTCCTGAAGTCACCTGAATAGAAACCCGCAGGAATCTTAGTGCCACCAGCTTCACCGCCTTGGTTGACTGCGTTGTAACCACCAGCACCTGCTGACTCGTACTTAGAAATAATATCTGCAGCACGTTTCAATAAGGGATTAGGTAGTGATGAAGTTTGAGGATTAAAACTTGAAGTAGTAGCTCGATTAAGTCTGTTTACATTAGGTTTGTAATCAATGACCGCTTGTATTGCAGGATCCAGGCGTTCATACTGAACCCTCTGAGCATTTTTCCCAAGTTCTCCGTATCCAGCTGCACGATATTGAGCGGCTGCAATGTCCCAAGCAGTAAGATTTTTTTGACCAACGGCCAAGTCATAATAAAGTTTAGGTATTTCACCTTGTCCTTTACTATAAGCTTGAAGCTGTTTAAGCTCATTTTCTGTACCGTTGAAGACATAAGTGTCAATCTTTGGATTGGTTCCCATAGTCAAACGCGCAGAACCAAGGGTTTTTCTATAACGAAGAGTTGAAGGAACGTTAGGATCTTTGCTGTAGGTATTAACACTAAAGTTCTTTTCAACACGATTCAACGCCTTTTGCTGCGCCTCTTGCTGATTCATACCTGAACGAATGTTGTCCTGAAGATACCCACGGTAAGCATCACGTGCCCGACGTGCCATATCCTGCCATTCATTCGTTTTAGGCGCATCTCCTTCAGTTACTTTGAAGTGATCATCTGTCAAAGCATTGATCTTACTGTTTGCGTCAGATTCAAAGTGCTTAGGAATTTTAGCTTGAGGTTGATCTTCTTGAACAATCGAAATATATTTCTGATACGTAGCCATGCTGACATTACGCAGATCAGCTTCAATTAGATAACCGCGCTTCCGACGAAGATCATCAAGAGAAGTTTGCTCTTGTTCACGATCTTGACTCTCTTTGGTCATCGTATCAGTGATCCAAGGGAATGCAGAAGCAGGTTTACCTGTTTCCTTCATGGCATCTTCTAGTGCCTTCTTCTGTTGGAACTCAGTAAGCGTCACACCTCGGCTTGCCATATCTTTCATGGCGTCTTCCCAGCTGCGCCTACGCTGCTTCATCTCTTCGTTTTCTTTCTCATCTAACTTAGCACGTTTGCGCCGATCAATTGCATCAATAGCAGCGTTAAGACCATTCTCACCTTCAATGCGGTTAGCAAATCGTTGACGCCAAGTTTGACCTTTCGGATCACCCTCAACAGGTTGACCCAGAGAGTTTAGAATTTCGGTATCACCAGCCGAGTAAGCAGTTTGAATCTCTTTAAAGATTTCATCCAAAGCTGCAGACCTGCCTCGCATTTTACCGTATTCATCAATACTGCCAGTCAAAGCAGATAGATAGGGATTAAGTTCTTTATTAGCCCGAAAGGTTTCACGAGCCTGAGCAACCATGTCAGCAGAGACATTAATAGACTTCTGCAAACGAATGTTGTTCATGTACTCGTCATCGACCCTATCCATTGCTTCATACAATGGTTTAGCAGCAATACCAGTAGGATTGAAGTCTGCTCCAATACCTACTTCCTCTGCCATAAACATTCGGCTAGCAGCACTTTGAACAATCTGCAGCAACTCAGGATTGTCATCGACTTGCTGAGGAGTAAACGTTCCGCCACCAGGACGAGGAAGATTAATGTCTCCACGTTGAAGGAAGTTTGCCAGGTAATCTTTATAAGTGTTACCTTTATTAGCTAGATAAGTGCGATAAGCACCGATACGTTGATACTGAGGAAGAGCCTTGATGTAGTTGATTGCTTCAATAGGAGCATTCTGCTTACCCATATCAAGAGCAACCTCAGCCATTTGAGACTGAACTTGCTTCTCTTGATTTAAAGTAGCATTAAACTGATTCTCTTTTTCAGCAGGGATACCATAGTTAAGTGATTTACCCAGGCTACGTGCTTTATTCTGACCTTCAATAATCTGTTGATCAATGTAAGCTTTGCCTTGAGTCTCTGCAAACTTCATCGCAGTTGTTGAAAACTGCCCAAGAGTATTAAGAAGATCCTGCTGACGCTTTAGCTTAGTTTCAAATTCAGAGAATTGATTTTTTTCTAGTTGCTCAAAATTACGGTCAATTTGACCCATGTTTTCCCGTAGGAAACGAGAGGTGTCAGGAGCCTGCATTGGATCAAAGCCTTGGCTCTGAGCAGCACCCCGAAATAGACTCTCTTCTTGAAATTCTGCCATTTTAATAAATTAAGCTAAACCTTGGATACCAAGGAATTTCATTTCTTTAGGTGTAACACTAAGACCAGTTTGGAATGCTTGCATACCAATACCAGCCAGCTGCATAGCAGTTTGACCAAAACCAGGTCCAGAAAGGCTGGGAATAGAAGTAGGAGTAAACGTTGCAGCACTCGGCAGTACAGCTACTTGAGAAATAGCAAGTTTATCTTGTGCTCGCTTTTGCTCCTCAGTACGCTCCATTCTCATTTTAGTAGCCACAGTCTCGCTCATAAGTTGATCAACAAGTTGAGAACGAGTGCGACCATAAGCACCAAGGGTAGACACAAGAGCACCACGCCTTGCACTTTTACCGTAGACTTCACGAGCAGCTGCAGTACCAAGCGATTCTTTTAGAAGTTTTTGCATTGCTTGACTTTTATAAGCAGCAGTATCATAAACTTCATTAAGGCGCATTTGCTCTGAAACCCAAGAGGCTTGAGCAGCTGTAAAGTTGTTTTCAATTTGATTGCGAACAAAATCAATCTTAGCACCAAAAGCTTCAGCAATCTGTTTGTTTTGCTGTTCAACTCGGTATTGATTGATAATGTTATTGTAAGTAGTTTGGCGGATTTGCTGTAATTGTTGCTGTTCTTGGGCACTGTTGCCTGCGAGCATTTGGCCGATGCCAAAGGCAAGCTGACCACCAGCAAGAGCAAGACCTACAGGGTTAGAGAATAGACCACCGCCACCACCAGCACTAAAGCTGCCACCAGCAAAGCTACCAAAACCGCCGCCAGTTATACCAGAAGTGCCTGATGAAAAAGCATTAGTAAGTGCTCCGCCTGCGTAATCTAGAGCCATAATCGTACAATTTCTATAGAGTAAACATTGTCAGGTCCATCTGGAAACACCCGTAGAACCTTAAAACCTAAATACCTAGCTAAATTAATTAGTTCAGTATTTTTTATATCAATAGTAGTCCAAAGATAAGGACGGTTAATGTGTTCCATTAACGCTTTACCAAACCTCACAGTTGTGCGAGGATTGTTCTTAACTTGGTTTGTCATCTGTATCCAAATGGAATTATAAGATGAAATTCCATAGGCTCCATATAGACTCCCATCAGGTCCGTAGATCAAATAGGAGTCATCTTCATGGATGTACATAGCTAACGAAAGAACAGGATGTTGACCTACTCTTTCAAAGTCCTGCAATCCTCTTGGGAGCATTTGACTGGTTAGCTCTAAGATGTCGTTAATAGTGGCTGGTTTAAAGGTAAAACCACGGGTGGATGTAGTCATTAGCGTCTATAGAAACCAGTGTTATATTTACCTTCCCAATTCAAACTCAACAGACTAACTGGGAACGGAGAGTCACCAATAATCTTAAGGTTGAGGTTCTCATTGCGTTGGTAGATCGGTACAGTGTGAACAGCATCAGCTGCCATGTTCACATTGTTCAACGTATAATTGTAAGGGACAACAGCCTCAATGGTGTTACTCCACTCAGGACGACCAGTAATAGTGATTTGATACTTCACAGGACCGCTGAGACCAGTGGAAACTTTAACGCGATGAATAATCAAATCAGAGGTAAAGTCAGTTGAAGCCGATTGACCTTCAGACTGAGTTACAAAGAACTGAGGAAGTTCAACAGTCATCGTATAGATGTATCCAATGATTAGATCACGCCCACGATAGTCGCCATTAATATCAGCGTAATAGGCACCTGTAGAGCCCTGTACGGTGGGATAAAGTACTGAGCCTACCGATTGACTACCTACACCTGCAACGTCGCCTATGTAGCCTCCTAGGACCACTACAGACAACGTACCACCGCTAACCGAATCATACGGTAAGAAGATGCGAGTTGTGTCAGTAGAAGAGTTGTAGGTTCGATAAGGATTAGTACTCCAAAGATCGAGGCAAACATCAGTCTTTTCTCCAGTAGGTAGTGTTAGGAAACCTTCTTCACTTGCTTGAGTCAGGTCAAAACTTTGAACGTAAACATTAGTACCACTCTTAATTGTAGCGTAGTAGATGTTATTATCAAAGAATTGGTCAAGCAACGTACCAGTCAGATCCCACTTATACCAAGCAGAAGCTCGTTGATCACCAGCTCCTTCCAGGAACCGATATTGATAAACTGTTTTACTCCCTGTAGTTCCCAAAGAGATGAGGGACAAGGCAGGAGAGGCAATCAAACTATTAATTGTTTGAGGGATTAATTCGGGAACAATCTTAGTTTGTTCAAAAACATTAGGTGGTCTATCAGTACTAATACCAGAAATCTCATAGAAACGAGTGTAAAGAGGCGTCTTAGATATAAAACCAAGGCTTAAACCGAGTCCAACTGCATCAACCGCAGGGTCACACTCATAACTCGATAACTCGTTAATTTTAGCTGTCTTAGGGCTGAGAATATCAGCATCAGTAGTCAAAAGGAATTGCTCAGTATCGCTGAACAAAACAAGACCAACACTGGTAGGACGGACGTAACGGTGATTGACTGGTCTAATAGAAGCAGCAGTAATATCAATCGGATCATCATCCGTAACTGTCAAAGCTGTCGTTGCCCAGAAATTAAAGTAATCACCAGCTCGGCTAAGGATAACTGCTTCATTAGACAGGAATCCAAGACGATTGCGATAGAAGAAAAGGTTGTTAATCTTGCTATTAACAAAACTAGGAGTTGGGTTTGTTGATTCATCACCAACTAAACGATCTTCCCAAGTAACAGGACCAAAGGTAAATGAACCATCAGCCTGACGTACTAATTGATGAGGCATAGTTAGCTCATCAAACTCGTATTGAATCCCAGGAGCAATCGTTTCTTCCCAGACACCAGTACCGTAAGTAGCGTTATTATCCGCCACAAACTTGACGTACATATCATCAACATCAATGTCTTGAGTGTTGACAACCTTTACAACGTAACCATCTTTACATTGAAGAGGAAGATCTGAGACAGTAGGCACACTATCTTGAAATACTTCCATAGCATTTTCAGATGGACCGCCAACTACTCGAATTGAAAATGCAGCTGTAGCACTGATATAAATACCAGGACCGACAGCAACTGCTGTATAAGTTGTTCCTCCAAATGTCTGACCATCAATATCTGTTTTCAAATCAGCTATAATAGCATCTACATCACCACCAGTACCTGCATTGTAAGTAGCACGTTCCGTACCATCAAGATAGATTTTATAATGACCAGTACCAACAATTCTAAGAACAATAAAGGCTTGATAAGGCTGTGTAGCAGAAGTCGTTGCCTTAAGAGCTACGGTCTTTGCTTTATTCAGAACAAAGGTGTAGTCATTCAGAGTAAGTAGCTCAATATCATCAGCAGTAGCACCATACAAATAACCATTAGCCGGAGTAGCGGCAATAGTACAGTTTGTTACTTCTGCATCATAGTTAGTTTTGGCAGAAGCTTCAGCAGTTACAGCGTTATCGTAATTAGTTTGTGCTGTGTTCATATCTGCTAATGCGGTAGCTAGATCACCAGCAGTATGCGTAGCAGCAACAGTCAGGATAGCTTGGTAGACACGGTAACCTTCAGCAGCTAGCAGCGGATATTCATCAGTAAACTCAGTACCTAATGCATAGTTAGCAGGAAGGGTAGCACTTACACTAACAACAGTATCATTGTTCTTAACAGTGTAAACACCGCTTGCATTCTTAAGAATACCCGATTTAAGTGCTTGATCTACTTGACCAGTAGGATAGGTGTAAGAAACTTCAAACAATGCAGTTTGAGTTGCTGTTTGACCAGCAAGAACTTCTGCATAAGTTGCTTGAGCAGCATGAAGAAGAGCAAGTTTAGCAGCAGTGTTTTCTACCGCACTATTATAAGTGTTTAGCCTGGTTTTTAATCCTTCATCATACGAAAATGCAACATTGGGATATGTAACAGTGTTACTCATTGTAATAGTGTCACCATTAACATAACCAGAACCATATTGGTTAATGGTTACTGTGGTAACAACACCACTCGCAATAACAAGATCAACAGTCAATCCTGTACCAGATCCTGTTGTAGCAGTAGCTAAATTAGTAAAAGTACCATTTGTTAGGCTAGAACCTGCATTAGTAATAGTAAGTGTATCCTCTAGTTTACAGGAACCTGGAACACCTGTATCAGTTCCCATGTCTACAGCACGGGGCGAACCAGCGTCACCTAAAGCACTGTCGATAAGACTCCACACACGGAAAGTGTAGTCATCATATTGGGCTACATACTTTTCCTGTTGGTCCCTAAGGATTGAAAACCACTTACCTTCAGGAGTAGCGCCGTATAGTTCATTTACATATTGACCACCAGGGCGCTTGAGAAGACCAAGTGCATAGTCTGGGAAAGCATTCACAGAATCCTTAAGTTGTCCAGGAAACTTACGGTTATCAGGTTGCTGTGAAATACCACGAAGAAAATTGGGAATCCTTTGGGTTATAGTACTCATCGCATCAATGCTTGGAAGGGTTGATAGCTATTGTAATAATTTTCACCATCTCGGAACCCGAACATAGAGTAGTCACCTTGATTACATTCGTATTCAATGGCAGCTGCTCTTGTGTTAAATTCTTGTTCTTGGAGAAGTGCATTCAGCTCACGGTCACCAATCATCTTGGTAGCACACATGCGAGCCGCTCGGGCAGTAATATAAGCTTGAATAGCAGGAGGTACATCAGTGAAATCAAAGTACCAAACTACATCAGCTTTAATAGGATCAGTAAACGTATAGGTATGATGCAGACGATCATAGAGTTTACCACTCCGACGTACCACATCATATCTGTTCTTATGCTGGTATTGATTGGTGTCAATCTGCAGCATGTTGAACGGATATACAATCTGATTAGTAGAGCTGTCGGGAGTCATTTCGTACTCACGTTCCGTGTTGAAGATCCAACCTTCAGCTTGAACTTGACGGTTAACTTCCCGGAGAGTATTAAGGACAATAGATACTTCTGGATTCTGAAGATCTAGTGTGGTGACAGGAGCCTGTCCCACTGAGCTAAGTATTTGATTTACAGCATCCAGTTCGGTGGACACAGCATAAGTAGGAAAGGGCATAGTTACCTATCACAAAGTAAAAAAAAGGAGGACCGAAGTCCTCCCGTATAATGAACCAATAAGATGGATCAGAAAGCAGCGTCGCCAGAAGCAGCGCCAGCAAACAGTTCCACACAAGCAGCAGGGTTCAGGTAGTCAGCACCCATGGCGAGACGACCCACGATCACATCACCCTGGTAGATGATAGAGGCATCGCCGCTGGTCACTTGGACCTGAGGACCGATAGCTTCCACACAACCAGCAGCTTCACGCTGGAAGATCAGACCGCAGGACTTGCTGAACTCAGTGGCAAGACCGTACTCGTTATTGATACCAGCCGTCTCAGCCGCAGCATTCTCCATAGCGTTATCAATGAAGCTACCAAGGTTACCAGGAGAGGCAACACCAGTATCGGTAGTACCGCCGGTCGTACCGAACTTAGTACCATAGTTACCGAAGAAAGGAATGTTGGTAGACTTGTAGATCTCGATACCAGCAATGCTCATCAGACCCTTACCAGACTGCAGGGCATCACCTTGCACGTCGCGGTTGATCAAAGCATTGGTGCCTACAGCCTTCAGCAGTGCATAGTACTGACGAGGGGTCAGGACTGCAACACGTCCGTCTTGGCTCACACCCTTCTCGTCCAGCGCAGCAGCGGCGTTGAAGAAGGCGGTAACCAAAGCTGTATCACTATAAGCATCCGAGAAGTTAGCAGAGGTGCCAACACGGATTTGAGTACCACCAGGCTCCACGAAGGAAGTGGCAGACACAGGAGAAGCCTTACGTGCACCGTTAGCGATAGCACGGAAGATCAGACGGTCATACTTCTCAGCGAGAGCATAACCAATCTTGCGGGAGATCTCGCTACGCAGATCGTAATGGGCGAGAACCTCATCCAGCTCATACACAAATGCGCTGGAGATCAGAAGGTCATCACAGGTGATGGTCTTCTCAGCCACCGGAGGTGCACCATCCGAGTTACCCAGAATGCTGTTGCCAGGGGTATGGTACTCGGCGGTCGTACGACCAGTGTAGATGAATTGCAGGGACTTGCCGTTACGCAGAGTCCGCTTCATGATCAGATCACGAGCAATAGTATTTTGTTGGAAACCCTTGAACATCTCGCCCGAGAAGAGCTTGAGATACAGGGCGCGCTCATCAGCGCCAAAGTTAGAAGAGCCAGGCCGCGTAAGATCGGCAACAGGCTCGTTGGAATTTTGATGTGCCATTTTTAAAAGGAGAAAGAATTAATAGACTTGCTCCTCAAACGTTTGAGAAAATTTGTTGTTCAGTTTTTATTGTGGTCTATCCCACCGTCTAGACGGCGAAGGGTATCTCCGTAGAGGCCAACGCCAATAGGAGCCAGGTCCGACTCTGAGGTGCCTGACTCCCGTTTATTATTCTTCAGACTCTACAGGTTCTGCAGGTTCTGGTTCAGGAGTGGGAGGAGTGGGTGCAGCAGGAACACCGTATTTAACGGGGTTAGCTTTACCTCCAAATGAATTAAACATTAGCCTACAATAGGTGCAGTTAGGGCAACTGGTACTGCTTCAGTAGAAGCAAGGTCCAGAGGGAAGTTGTGGGCGTTTCGTTCGTGCATAACCTCGAATCCGAGATTGGCTTTGTTAAGAATGTCTGCCCAAGTATCCACAACACGTCCCTGACTATCAAGAAGGGACTGGTTAAAATTAAAACCGTTGAGATTAAAAGCCATCGTAGACACACCAAGAGCAGCGAACCAAATCCCAACAACAGGAAAAGCAGCCAGAAAAAAGTGAAGACTTCTGCTGTTGTTAAAACTCGCGTACTGGAAGATGAGCCGTCCGAAATAGCCATGTGCCGCTACGATGTTATAAGTTTCTTCCTCTTGTCCAAATTTGTAACCATAGTTCTGAGAAATTTCTTCAGTGGTTTCACGAATAAGAGAAGAGGTGACAAGGCTACCGTGCATAGCACTAAAAAGAGAACCACCAAAAACACCAGCAACTCCCAGCATATGAAAAGGATGCATGAGAATATTGTGTTCAGCTTGGAACACCAGCATGTAATTAAACGTGCCAGAGATACCGAGTGGCATTGCATCAGAGAAAGAACCTTGTCCGAAGGGGTAGATGAGAAACACTGCAGTTGCTGCTGCAACCGGAGCAGAGTAAGCAACGAAGATCCAGGGACGCATCCCTAGTCGATAGCTAAGTTCCCACTCTCGTCCCATGTAAGCATAGATGCCAATGAGGA